TGGAGCAAATGCTCTTGCATAAGGGTTAGATACTACTTGTCCTAATTGTGGTTTTAATTTACCATAAGTAGAACTATCCGCAAAGTTAAACATTTCGGTTAAACGAATCATATTATTTTTTTCTTAAACCCAATCTTTCTCTCATAACATCAGGCTGAATATCTGCAATCTCATAGTAACGAGATAGGATATGTCCCATATCTTCGTATAATGAATGTAATCTTTCATCCATTGCTTTTGCTTCTACTGCAAACTTTTGGAAACTTTTATCTAACTTATCCAATTCACCCATATTACGTTTAACAGTTACACCATCAAACCAATCTGCTGTTTCTCTTAATGTTAATTCTCTAGCTGCTTCAACAATTCCACCCAAAGTATTTGCAACCTCCGTTAAATCGGATGCTCTTTTCATTTGCTCTTGGAATGTGTTGTATGTAGAGATAATTTCTAAAAAATGTTTCTTAACCTCATTACTTAAAGGTCTTTTATCTCCGTTTAAACTTTCTTTAATGCTAAACTTTCCGTTTACAATCTTTACTTCGTTTAAATTAGTTTTACGAATGTCATTGTACCCCTTAGTTACATTAGTTGCTTTTCTATTAGCTTCTACTTTTAAGCTAATCTTATTGTTGTGTACATAATCGTATATGTCAAATGGCTTGCTCATTATGATATTTCAGTTATAATTTCTCTCATTAAATCTTGTGCTTTGCAGTAATCTCCGCAAACATCAGTTCCAATTTGTCTTGTTACTGATTCGTTTACAGGTACCATAAATGCACCATGTGTAGATGGATTAGAAACAAAATCCCAACCTATAAGCTCAAAATCTTCCTGAACTTCTACTTTATTTCCTTCCATTTGTTTTGTAGAACCCATACCTCTTGATGATATACCTAAAAGGATACCAGCTTTAAGTAATTCTTTGAGGATATTACCAGATGGGGTTGCAAGGATTTCAACTGTACCACATAAATCATCTCCCTCCCAATGTATTTCTCTAACATTGTGTGATACGTTCTTTAAGTTGATTACAGTTGAATCAGGGTGGTCTAATTCACCTAATGCTCTACGTTCTTTGATAAGTTGCTCATACTTTTGAGCTTCTCTCATTAATGTAGTCTTTGGATATATTCTACCATTTTGATTCTCAGCACCAGCTCTTTGAAGAATACCTTTAACGATAGTTCTACCACCAGCATCCTCTTCTACCTTGCCTTCGAATAATTTGGTTTCTATTAAAAGATTCTTCATTTTTATTATTTTACTATATTTTAAGATTGCATAATCATTGCGTAAACAATGTTGTATGTAATATAACCTTCTTTATCAAAAAATTCTTTTGCTAATTTTTTAATCTTTTGAATATCAGAACCACTAACTACATCTTCTCCTTCGGAGTTCCAATCAGTCAATGCATCTTTAAATGTATATTCAAAGTTATTAGATTTTTTTGATTGAGAAGATTCACCATTTGGATTTTTGTTATATTTTATCCAATAATTAGTATCAATTGATTCCTTTACTATGGATTCGGATTTTTCACCCTTACCATTCCAAGCTGAATCAATTTTATTAAAGAATGCTTTCTTTTCCTCATCACTCATTGATGGAATAGATTTTCCAGCTTTATCTAATGCTTTTTGGAAGAACGCCTGATATTCAGTTTCTTCTACCATTACTTCCTTAACTAATTCTTTTAGTCTTTGTTTTGTTATACCTGCCATATTACATTGAGTGGATTTTCTCCGCTATTTTATTTAATCTTTCTTTGATAGCATTTAAGTTACTATACGTTCTTTTGTAGTAACCTGTTCTGTCCAAATTGTTTTCAGTTTTTAATCTTGAGTACCAATTAACAAACTTTTCTATTTCTGATAATTGAGATTTTACACTTCTCAATCCTACTGCTATTTTCTTTTGTGGAGAAGCATCTTCTCTTTTTAATTCTAACCAACGATTTTCAACTAATTCCATTGAGGATACATTAGCCATTTCATCATCTTTATCATTTTCATCTTTCGCAGGAGTTGCAGTTGGTTTTGCTTTTTCAGGTTGTAAATCCAAAATTCCCATCTCCTCTTTCAATTTACCTTCTTCTAAATCATCCACAACAGTTCCACCAGTAACTTTAGCTAATCTATTATTTTTCTTTCCAGTTTGACCGGGTTTAGAAAATGCGTTTGGAGTATCATAACCAGCAACTGCACCAGTTCCAGTCATTTCTTCCAATTCTTTTTCGGATTGAATTTCTCTAACCAAACCTCTGATTATTTCTCTTAATTTATTTTCCATTTACTTTGTTCTTTAATTCTTTAACTAATTCATAAGAAAGCATAATAGATGAAACTTGAGAATCGGAAACAGTCTTTCCAATCTTCATTTTTTCTAATACTGAAATTGTTTCTAATAATTTGATTTTAGTTACTTTATCACAAACTTTAGTTTCGATTAATCTCAACTCTTTTGCAATTTTAGGAATTTCTACGCCAACATAATCTTTGAATTTTGTTGTGTTACTCATATTGTTAATATACTCTTTTAACAAACCTTTTTGTTTTTCATCTAAATTAGTATATTTTTTATTAAAACTTTCAACAAGAATTTTATAAGTCAATAAACGTAAATCTTTTTCTTGTTGAGAATAGGTTTCCATTAATTTAACGGATTCTACATTTTTAACTGCTTCTACTTTAGCAGGTCTTGCTATGATGTTTTCAATCAGGGTAATCTTTGAATTGAATATATCTTTGATATCGTAGTTTTCCGATTTTTTAGATTCAAATACTTTGTAAATTGAAGCTAATACTTTGTAGTTAGTAATCGGTGATGAAAGGAATTGCTCTATTTCAAATTTAGCACCAATTTCTTTAATCAAACCATATTTTTCTTTAGCTAACTTTCCCTCATTTAATTTTGAGTGAGCTTGCGATACGGTATCTACAAATTTCTCTGCTCTACTTTCCGTATTATATTTTTCTTTTAAAAGTAGTTCGTACAAACGCAACTCTTTATTAAGTTCCGTTCCGGGAGCAAAAAACTCCTTAACTATCTTCTTAGCATTTTCCGTTTTATCTCCGTTTAATACCTCTAATGTTATTTGTCTTACTAATAATTCAAATAACACTCCAGTATTTTTGAACTTGGAATGTTTTATTTTTTTCATTTATTTACCCTATATTTAACTTACGACCGTATAGTAACACATATAAATATAAACCTTTTTTTATTTGTTAAATTTTCGTGTCATCTAATAGATTTTTTTCATCTAACATACCTGATTTTTCAATCAAAACCTTTCTTTTAGCTGATATTCCATTTACATATTCTTTTGCTAATTTTGCACTTGCTATGTTTCTATTTTCTCTTTTTCTTTCTCCGTGTTTTTCTTTATCACCTAAAGGGTCTCTACCATATGGATGTTTATCTTTACCATATGTGTTACCTTCTCTTGGTCTACCACCTTTGTCCTGATTCATACCCAATTTCAACTCCTCTATCTCCTGCTCCACATTTTGTTGTTTTGGTGGATTAGCTGGGTCTTCACCTTGCTGTTCAATTGAGTTGTGTCTAAATCTATCTTTGATATCTAATATTACTTTAGCTCTCTCCGTATTTATTTCATCTTCACTCATATTAAATACATTATGATATACCCAATCCGTAGATAGCATATTCATATTTTTAATATCAGTTCCCAATCTCACCTTTTCACTCCAAAGATTTACTTTCTCTTGCTCATAAATTGTAGATGAATTCGTAAGAGTTAATTCAAAATTTACCATTTCAGAATCATCAATACCTTGAGCTGCTAAGTGAACGATTGCTATTTTAGTTAATTCACTTACTACCGTTCTTTGAATTCTTTCTACAGTTCTTGCAAAACGAACATCCTCCGCCGCAAGAGTTGCTTTACCATTTACGTTCTCATCATATGATAAGTAAGCCTTTGGTACTCTCAATGCAGCAAATAATTTGTTTTTTAAGTAATCAATATCTTCTGTTGCAGTATATTCTAAACCACTAATGTTTTCAATTGATGTACCACTGTCTCCACCTCTAACAGGTAAGAAGAAATCTTCCGTAAGGTTTTGGATATTATATTTTAAGTTGTAATCTCCTGTATTTCTGTCAACAAATGGAGTTTTCTTCATTTTGTTAATAATCTTTTGCATATAGTTATCAACCTCTTGCGGTGGAATGTTACCAATATCAATTTTGAATACTCTCTTTTCAGGAGCTCTCATAATACGATGGATTAACATCGCATCTTCCATAAGAGTTAGTTGTTTCCAAATTCTTCTTGCACCTTCCAACATTGATTTACCATATGGTAGGAAGTTTGTATCTGAAAGTAAACGGAAGTGAGCCATTTCATAGTTCTCATATTCCTTTTTACCAATCTCATCCAACTCTACTTTAAACTTCACATAGTTTGGATTTTGTGGGTCAGTATTTTCTAATCTTTCAGTATTATATGTTGAATATGGTTTTACGTTTATAATACCAGCATTCTCACCAATCTCTAATGCTAAAAAGAAATCACCATACTTAACCATATTACGAACCCAAGGCCATAAGTTAAACTCTACGTTCATTACATCGTAGAATAGGTTGTGTAATGCTTCTTTTACATTTTCGTTGGATGATTTGATTGTTAGTACCTCACCATACTCATCTTTTGTAGTTGATTCATCCGCATAAATGTCTAATGCCGATGAAAGTATCGGGTCATTATCCATTGCATCATAATCTCTAAATAATTCTCTACGAACTTGTGCATATGCCATTGATTGTGCACCACCTTGTTGTTCGTAGAATGATTTTTGTAACTTTGTGTACCTATCACGTAGGTTCATAAAGTTTGTATTGAATTGTCTCTCATCGGTATCTACAACTTTACGTCTACCGTCTTTATCAATACGCACAACGGCTTGTGTTGAGAATAACTTTCTTAATCTACCAAAAAAACTTCTATCATCATTTACTTCTGCCATAATTTTCTATTTTGGGGATTGGATTAAATCCACTCTAAATCCCTTATGTTTACCTTTTTTAATTTCTTTACCTTGCGATTGTTTCCAATGTAAAGTATTGTAATTCCACCCCATCTCA